GAACCCAACGAACATCGAGAGCCAGCTTACTACCCGGCGAGTGCCACACGACAAATATTCCAAGTTTCTCTCTTGGCATGGACACTCACCGGGGTTCGGCTCTCTCTCCAGAGTCATTTGTATATTTCAACCTCCAAATCGTGATGAGTTCGCGCAGCCATGCCGCGGCTTTCGGGTCAATTTCGTTATAGTAGGCAGTCATTACGGTGCAGCGGACCTACGGCCGCTGAACTATTTACGATCATTTCCCGTCACCCTTGATCTTGACGATCTTTAGCGTTTCCTTGAGCAAGGTTTCCTTGCAAGCATTCCTGACATCCACCGGCACCAGTTCGGAATTGAACTGCTCCACCATTTCCGCCTTCCAGTCGATCAGGTATTCGCCGGCACGTCCGGAACGGGCTTTCAATTCGGTCAGTTTCTTCTTGATGTTTTCCCGGACCTCGCCACGCTCCTTCTTCACTTCCGATTCATGCGCCTGCAATTCCCTCTCGTAGCGCACCATGTCCGCCATCTCCGTATCCAAGGTGGCGTGCTCTGCTAGGTTTTTGTGCTCATCGATGAACGCTTCCCAACAGGTCTGCCCATACGGGCAATAGCCGCAGTGCCAGTCGTCAAACGGGTACTGTCGATCGGGAAGCATGTTGTCATCGACGCAGTGCTGGACGGCCGCAAACTTGTTCACTGCCGTCATGCAGATGTCCGGGATGACGTGCTTGGGTTCGGATGTGTCGCCGTTGGATCGCTCGACGTTGGTGATCGTGAGTGAATCCTTCTCCCGGTCGTACTTGCAGACAAGTTCCATGTAGGCCGCGGTGTTCTTGTTCTTAATGAACAGGATGCCCTCGGTGAGTTCCGGATTGATCCGGCCGGCGCCCTCGATGTAAAGCGCCAGTTGCGTCAGGTAGTCGGTCGGCCAATTGCCATTCCAGATGCTCTCGAAAGTGAAATGGTTGAGTGCCTTGTTCTCCCACAGACGATCGACGCCAAGCATGTCGGTGATGATTCCATCGACGTGCCCGACGCCCACCATCGTATCGATCTCCATCTGCTCACTGTGCAACTGGAAGGCGGATTTCCTGATCCAATCCTTCACCAGTTCCTCATGCCAGTGGCCGTCATCGAAGACGTGCAACGTGCGGCCGGGTAGCGGCTTGGGGTCGGTCTTCTTCGCCCAATAGACAAGCTGGCGGATGCAGCGATCCGGGCCAGCGATAGACGGGCGCGGGTAGAAGTCGTGCGACTCCTGCTCCGATTGTTCCATTGCAGCGATCTGGTGCAACAGCTTGGCAAGCATTGTTTATGCTCCTACTTTTTCACATTCGTTGTATCCGGCGTCATGTCCTGCATCCCATTCCGCCTCAAGACATTTCTTGCAAGGCTCTACTTGCACATACGGATAGTTTCGGCGCGTTGAATTTCCTCCCGTACTTTGGGAACAAAGGCCGGCGCCGCATTTCGCGCAAAACACTTCAAAATCCACATTGACGGTCGTAGAAATTTCCGCATCAAAATTAGGCATTGGCTCCCCCTAGTACCTCACATGCTTTTCGATGATGAAAACTGGAAGTTTCATGAGTGCCGAAACGTCCGCCCACATGATTAGCCCGCAGACCTTGGAGCCGATGAACCGAAAGCCGATCTTCACTTTCCCCTCAAAGCGCATGCTAGTCAGCCTGTTTCTTGAACATGCGGATGTTGTCGTATTTCTGTAGATACTCCAGTTGGGCGGCATCATCCTCGGCTTGCTCCTTCGGGCTTCCCTTCATTTTGGCAAGCCATGCGCCCAAGGCAATGCCGATGACCGTGCCGACTAACAGACCACCGTACCACGCGAGAAGGATGTTCATAGTTTATTCCCGAAGCTTGCGTAGTTTTTTCGTCATAACTTTCCCCTTGTCTTGCGGTTGATGGGACCGGACTGCCCGCGGCGCGGATCGTCCAATTCCTGATCTACATCTTTCCTCTGCTTCGGCCATCCGTCTTCGCCAAGGATGCCGGCACAGTATGGGCAAAGCTCACCGACTTCGGTTTCCACAGTGTTTTGGTAGTGTTCCCCGCAGCCTGTGCAAATCATCACATTCACCCGTATTGACATGATATGCACACTTGCTAAAATGTCAAGCATGAACAAACCGGACTGGATGCGAATAACACAAGACCTGCTCGATATGGGATGGGTCGATCAACGGATCGCCAGCGAAGTCGGGATCAGTAGATCGAACGTCAGCCGGCTAAGGACCGGGAAGATCAGGGAGCCGAGTTATTCATGGGGAACGCAGTTGGTAAAACTGCACAGGAAGGTACTGAATGGAAAAGCGCAAGGTGGTCGTAGAGGAAAAGGTGGTGGACTTCGACAAGTGGTTGGATCAACCGCTACCGGCTAATGTCTGGTACGTTGCAGACTGCGACGACGGACTAGTAATGCTGGTGTGCTACTACGAAGAAAGGAGAAAGGCGGCATGAAAGTAACCAGCGACAAAAACTGCTTTTGCGAGACATGCCAGAGACGTTTCCACTATCTCGGCATCGCCGCGCATCGCGCACGTCACTACAGGCTCATGGAAGATTGCACGATCAGGTATTCATCTGGAGAGACGTTTACCCATGACTTCTCACGTTTGAAAAAGGGGTAATGAAATGAGGAAATTCACGAAAATCGAAGGTCTGTCGTCTGTTCGTCGTCTGCCACGTCTGGGCAAGATACGCCTTGGCGTGAAGGTCGAAGGCAAGTCCGGGAAATCCTACCCGAAGGAAACGCCGCACTTTGTCGTCACGGAAGAAGTCGCCAAGGTGTACGGGAATGAGCCAAAGGAACTGGACATCATGATTCCCGTGGAACAAACGGAAGTGGTCTTCCCGCAAGCCTATGAGATGTACGGCTCCGGCAAGGGTCTGAAATGCACCGGGGACGGCGTGACGGCGCTGCGGTTCGATGAGGAATCGAAGTCGATGCGCGAGCGCGAATGCCCCTGCGAATACTTCGAACAGGGCAAGTGCAAGCAACGGGCGCACCTGTCGGTATTGCTGCCGCGGGTATCGGTCGGCGGCATCTACCAGATCGATACCAGTTCGTACAACTCGATCGTGGACCTGAATAGCTCGCTCGATTACGTGCGGGCCTTGGTCGGCAGGATTTCGATGGTCCCCCTCAAGCTGAAACGTGAGGCACGCGAGACGCACCACGACGGCCACAAACAGGTTCACTACACCATGCGGATCGAACTGGAAGGTTCCGTGGAGTTCCTGAACCAGCTACGGGAAAACAACAAGCGCATCCTGTCCGGTCCGTCCTATGTCCTGCCGGCCCCGGTTCAGGAAAACCCGGAATTTGATGACGGTCAGGTGATCGATGAGGAAGAAGCCCTACAACCAGCCAAAACGGCAGAGGCAGTGCCAGACACCGGGTCGCCTGAGAAAGTGGCTCCTGCGGCTCCTGCTGCTGTTCCTGCGCCTGAATCTGAACCATCACCCGTCAAATTGGGCGAGACTCCTGCACCAAATAAGGAAATGCTAATGGACTGGATCAGGAAAGCCGAAAATATCGATGACATCAATCAAGTCCTCGATATGGCACGGAGCTTGCCAGAGGCTGACCGCGGGTCGGTGAAAGTTGCTGCGATGAAGCGTGTTCCGGAATTGCGAAAGACTGCTACCATGTAGCCAGCCACGCTACCTTCATTCACGTGACCTTCATCATCCTCCCATGATGAACCCTTAGCCCCCACACGGGGGCTTTTTTTTATTCCCGGCGCAGTGCTTCCATCCGGTTGTTGCATTCCTTAAGCGCGGCGCCGCGCTCGGCGTAAGCCTCGGCCAGATCGCGCCACGTATCCCCTGTCAGGACCGGATAGCCGCAATCCTTGGTCAGTTCCGGGGACGGCGGGACAACCGTGTACCTAGTTACGCAGCCGCTCAAGTAGAGCGGGAGGATCAATCCTAGTATACAGACATGGACCTTTCGCATCTCTGATAATCCTCACGGTGGTCTTGTGGGAAGCTGCTATTTCCTTGTTCTTCGACTCGATGTCCTGTATCAGTTTCCTTACACTTTTTTGGTACTGGCCGATCGCGGCGGCATGGTCGTCACGCTCCGACAGCTTCCCATAGTCATAGGCTCGATAATGGGTGAATGCCAGCAAGCCGACTGCCGCTAGGACAATGGCGCCGTACAGGTAGAGTTTACCCGGCATGGCACGCCCCGCATGATGGGCAAGTGAACATGACGTGATTCTCATCCGGTGCGTTGGTCATCCTTGCCAGTTCCTGAACCAGTGCGACCGCCAGTTTCCCGACATACCGATCAACGCTACAGATCGTCATGCCGGTTGCCGGATCAGTGACCCAGATGCGCCACTGCTTTCCTTCCTTCTTCGTCTGGATGCTGAACCCATATCGATTCGACAATGTTTGTGCCCAAGTGCTCATTGCGGAAATGTCCCCCATGAAGTTGCATAGACTTCCTGCTCCCACCGATCCTTGCATGGCACGCCGGTCGATAGCGAACAGGTCTTGATTGCCACGGGGAGCCACTGCATGTTGGAAACCGCATCGCACCCCCCCTGCGCGAGCGGAATGACGTGATCTATCTGCCAGCCATCGCAGCGACCATCCTTCAATCCGGTCGCCGGACACGCCCAAACCTTGCGGAAGGAATCCCGCACTGCGGCAGATCGGATGATTTCTCCAGCGGCGTTACGCTTGGGTGTCCCACAAATACGGGTTTCCTCGCGTTGCCACGATTCGACGGCATGCGAATCCTGACCGGCCCAAAACACCACAACCAGTAAAGCCAGAATCGCCGCCCCTGTCTCGACGCTTTGGCGTGTCATGTCAGAGTTTCTTCGGGATGACTTCCACGACGGTACGGCACTCGCGGTCAGCGACCTTGTTGAGTGCCGACATTCCTTCCTTCACGACATCACTCAACTTGAGTGCGCCCGCCCCGAATAAGGTAAACGACAGGGGGATGGTCAGCATGTAGGCTGCTTTCTTGATCTTGCGCTTGCGTTCCTCGTTCATCACTTTCTCCTGTTCACATCCGCGCCGTATAGCGTAGATGAATCGTTGGCAGATGGCGGAACAATCACACCCGGGTTGTCATCCTTCTTGGGCTGCGGCTCATCCTTCTTGGAATCGCTGACCGCCCAACTAACCAGAGCGACCAAGGCACCGACACTCAGGATCTTCTCTGGCACATGCGAGTTCGATGATGTCATGACTGGGGGCGGGTTCGGATTGGTGTGGTTGCCGGTTGCGAAGACCGGCGCGGACATGGCAAGGCAAGCCAATACGGCTATCAGTTTCTTCACGGTTTTTCCCCTACTGGTGTGGTGGTCTGGAAGCGAAGATACGCCGCCCAAGCCGTCAAGACAATACGCAGACACATATAGATCGGGATTCCGATGCCAAGCTGCTCCGGGCTGTAGGCGAGAAAACCCAGACTCGCTGCATCCACCATGACGGACAGAGCCTGCGCGTCAAGCGATCGTGACTTCTTGATGATTCCTTCGTAGGCCATTGCTATTCCTCCACCAGTTCAAAGTGCGGACCGTCTAGGAACGTCTCGTCTTTCGTCTTGCCGTTGCGGTTCCAGTCACCGCCCCATCGCATATTGATGCCCATAGTTGCAGCAATGCCCAATACAAATCCGGCGAAGTGCGTAAAGTAGCTGTAATCATTCCAGTCGATCGGGTAAGGAGCCACATCGACCGCAAGCGACGGCATGCGATTATGCTTGCTATTCGGCCACTGGACTTTGGATAGCTGCGGCTTCGCGTTGAAGGCTTCATTCTGCTCCTGCTCATTGCGATGCCCGCAAAGTATCGTGCAATCCCTGTGCTTGATGACTTCGCGCATCACCTTCTGGATGCGGGGGTCGCAAGTATCGAGCCTTGCGTCTGAGGCTGTGGAGAAGGACGGCATTACTTATCACCCGTGCCGTTCTTCTTCAAGGTTTCGCCAAACCGCAGACGGGCGTGCGGGTAAGGATCGTTTTCGTGACGGTTCATCCTTTCTCGCAGCATCAGGAATTCGCGGCTCATGGTTTCGTATTTCTCGGTCTGCAAGGCATTCTTGGTCTTCGATTCCTGAACATCCTTCTTGATGTCGTTGATATCTCCCCATATTCCCACCAGCACGGCGAGCGTGAGTCCGGTGGCTATGGTATTCAGGTTGATGCCGAGTTCCGCCGCCTTGTCCCGTACCGGGAGCGTCTGCGGCTCTTTGCGACGTTCTTCTGGGATGTGCTCCGGTTCCATGTTTACAGCCTCCGATTACCGTTACTGCGCTGGCGAAGAATATTTCTCGGACAGGCCGCCATGCAATTCGCCTAGCGCATCCTTTATCTCCGGGTCGCTTTCGGCAGCCATGACGGCACGCAGTCCAGTCATCATCCTCGGCACCTGATTTGGTCCGAGCGACGTGGATTGCGCCAGCCAATGTACGAATTTCGGACTGGCAAACAGGTTGCCCGCCGCGGCAAAGCCTGCCATTGTTCCGAAGATCGACAAGGCGATATCAAAGTTTCTCCGCAGCACCGCGGCAGCGCCAACTTGTGTCGCAGCGGTGCCCGCCACGGCGTGCCCCGTACCACTTGGATTCTGATACATCCGCGCCTCGCGGAACTTCTCCGCGACCTTGGCAATCTTCTCGATGTCACTGCGTACAACCGTCTTGGAACCAAACAGGGCATCCAGCGACCTTGGGCTGGTTTTGCGAATGTGATCCAGATTGGTCAGGAACTTCTCGGTTGAGAAGACCATGCCAGCGGCGTCCTGCTGCGACGGATTGGCGCGACCCATCTGCTTGATGACCGATGCCTGATAGTTGCGCCAAATCTTGTCGCCCCCTTCCACTTGGTTCAGGGCATGCTTGATGTGCAGTATTTTCGTCGGTCCTTCCTTCGTGCCGGCCATTGCGGCATTGAAGACAAGTTCCGGCGTATCCTTGGATACGATCGGCTCCAGTATGTCCTCGACGCGACCCATCTCCTTCGCATAGAAGCGATTGGCCTCATCGAATGTCTTAACCAGTTTGTTGCCTTGGGCCTTTTGCATGGCCGCATAAGCTGCGTCGGACATGCCTGCGGGTCTTGCCACCATCACGTTACGCAATCCCTCTCGCACGTCGTTGGAGAGATGCTTGTAGAGTTGGCGCAGTTCCCCCTTGCTGAATCCTTCCAACAGGGACGGGCTACCGACCTTCTCCCCTATCTGGCGGCGCAGCTTGGCAAGTACCGCATAGGGAACCGGGCCGCCATTGCTGGCTTCTTCGATCGTCGCCTTTAGCTTCAACAGGGCGGGATTGTCTGCCAATCCACCCGTCGCATCATCCAGAAACTTCCGCGTGTTATTCATGGCGAACGGCTGCGATGCGGGGATCGCGTCATCGATGACGTTATTCATCGCCCGCCATCTCTCGCGGGTCTTCTCCACAAATCCCTCGACCCCTTTAATCAAACCCCTGCCGGCACGGATGGGATCGGCCTTGCCGACATCACGCGCCAGATCGTCGGCAAATCGTCCGCCCTCGGCCTGCATACGCTCGCCGGCTTTTACCAGCACGTTCCTGCCGCCGGGTGATTTGGCAATCATCGCCTCAGTTCCTTGGGCGCGTGCGCTGGCTGCCATGCCTGCGGTCGGCTCGATGCCTGCGGCACGAAACTCGTTCACATTCTGGACCATTGCCCGTCTTCCGCTTTCGCCGCCGCGCATGAACCCGCGGACTGCCATTGCCGGAAGTTGCGTCAGGGCGCCGAGTCCGCCGCCGACACCACCAGCCATCATCATGTTCCCGCCGCGGGTTTCGCCGGCTGCGGCTTCCTCCGGGGATATATACTTGGTGGCTCCGGCAAGCGTACCCATGCCACCCGCGTAAGCCGTGCCTCTCAAGAATCCGGCCGGCGCCCCACCGGGGAGAAGCATGAACGGCAATGCCTCGCCGCCCATCTCGGAACCCTTGAATACCGGATGACGCGATTCCGGCATATCACGGTAGAAGCTCATGGTGTCTTCCGCGGCCCGCGTTACGCGAGACTCAAGACTCTGGGCGCCGGGAGCGATCAGGTCAGACGTGCGCTTGCCGCGTAGCTTATCGATCAGTGACGCGCCCACTTGGGCGATACCGAATCCGGCCTTGGCTAGACCCTTGGCGCCACCACCGATGACGGCGCGGCCGAATTGCGCTTCTGATTCTCCCGGACCTGCCGTTAGCTCGGACTCGATGCCGCCATCCATGCGGTCCATGATTTCCTGCTGCTGTGCGGCGATATCACTGTGAACCTTTCGTTCGACATCTACCCATTCGTCGCCCTGCTTGACTTTTATCGTGCCGAATTTCTTGTTAATGCCAATGCGTGAACCGGGTTCGACCTGCGCGATCTGTTCCCACGAATCGCCCTGCTTTTCAAGGATGACTCCGGTATCCTTGTTATAGGCGAATCGTTTTTCTCCGTCTTGTGTTTGCGCGGCTGCCATTATGGGATTTCAACAAAACCTTCTGGCAACGACGCACCGCCGCCCTGTTTCTTCGGAGTCGCTGGAGTTGGCTCATTGCCCCAGACCGCATCGTATTTGTCATTAACAAGCGTGTTCAAGTCGAATCCACGCGACCGTTTCCTGTAAACATCCACGGCATCAGGACCGGCCTCGGCAATGACGTTGCGGAAGATCGCGTTATACATGGGGCGGATCATTTCCTTGTAAACACGAATCCAGTCTTCGGCGCTATGGGCTTTCGTCATGGCGCGGGCAATCTCGTTCCTTATTGCCTCTGGATCAGTGACGGCGCCGCCGGAAATCTGCTTCATTTCCTCATTCTGGAGAAGTTGTCTGGCCGCAGCGATATGCTTGCCAAGCGGAGTCTTCACGAATGTAGCGATCGGCATGTTCTTGGCGTAGCCGATTCCGGGAATCTCGGCACCCGAATCATAGGCATCGACGGCTTTATCGAGAATCTTCAACGCCGGATAGATAGACGCGACTCTTGAATCGGCAACCGTCTTTCCCAATTTCGCGGTCCGCTCATTCAGGTGCTTGTCAAGAATTGGTTTACCCGCCAAGTCGCTCCTTGGCGTGTAGCGCCCGATGACATTTCCATCTTCATCGACAAATGGCAGCACTTCGCCCTTTTGTAGCCGGTCCAGTGAATCCTTTGCTTCCGCTGGCGTCATTGCATCGATGTACGGATTTCCCGTCTGCTTTCCACTAATACGAACCGATAGATGCGTCTGCGTCATCTGGTTGGTCGGCTTCACGTCGTACCGGCCGGTCATCTTGTCGATGCGCTGCTGGATGTGATCGGCACGGGCGGCATAGAAGGCCGCCGCCTTGGTGGTCGGATAACGTCCCGCCACGGCAAGGTTGCGATCGCGTTCCTGCTCCAGCTTCGTCACCGCCGCCTTGAGTTCGGCGTGTGGGTCAGGCGCCTTTTCCTCCGGCGGCCCCATCACTTCCTGCTCTTTCTGCTTGGCGAGCGCGGAATCGTTCAGCTTGCCTACCAGTGCCGTGAAAGCCATTGGACTCTGCAAGGCCGGCTTCAACGATGACATGCCAAGCTCCGGGCGATCGATCAGGGCCGACGCACCTTCCTTGAGGATTGGCATCAGTTCCTCGGTGGATGCCGTCTTCAATGCCTTCACGACATTCGGCGCGAGCGTGATCCCGGTATTCTGCTGAAACGCCTGCGCGAGCGTATCCACGTCACGCATCGACTTCGGCAACCGCGCCACCTGCATGAGTTGCGATAGCGTCTGCGTTGCCGCGTTGCGGTCGGAGAGTTGGGCGCTTTCCACGGCTTCAAGCCCCTGCATTTCATGCAGGGGCGCCATCTCAAGGTCCAGTTTCCTCTGCTCCAGTCCGAGCTTGTCTTTCTGTAGCCCGATGGTGGCGTCTTGATACTGCTTCTGCTGCTGCAACTGTTTGGCTTGCAGGACGTTTCCGAATATCGTGGAAAACGTCTCGACTGCCGACTTCGCCGGACTGGCGTAGTAACTAGCCATTGTCGTACTCCAGTTCGCGGACTCTCGACTTCAACGCCTTGACTGCCGCGATCAGCACGCCAACCGCATCGATCATGGAGATGGTCTTGCCGTCACCGACCCCGAATGCCGCACGGAAATCCTCGGCATAGGGACCGATATGGGTACGGTCATGGCCGATATACCGCCATGTCTCGACGCTCATGGTGTCGAATGCCTCCAGAATCTGATCGTAGTCGATCGGTTCCTTTGCTTCCTTGAAGTCGTGCGAACTGAACATTATAGCCGCCGCACCGATGCCACCGGCCGCGCCAATCAATGATCCAAGCGTTCCGGCGCGGTTGTTGGCGGATGCCATCATCATCTGCGTATCCAGTGCGCGTTGCTGCTGGTAGGGTTGGAGTGCCTGCCCGTACATGGCGGCAAGGTTGTTGTAGTTCGCCTGCATGCCGGGGACACCCTGCGGCATCATCGAGCGACTGAGGTTGGCCTGATCGCGCTGCAAGCCAAGTTGGGATGCCATCTGGATATCGCCGCGGCGTGCCGCGTCAAGTACAGACGCCTTCTGGGCGTTCCACTTGGCAAGCATCTGCTGGCCGCCAGAGGATCGACGGGCATCCGACACCGAGCCGTAGTCCTTCACGAACTGCTGTTCCAGTTCCTGATCGCGCTCCGCCAGATCGAGCAATAGTCCCGGATTCACCGGCAACTCGCCGGCTAGGGCCGCCTTCTCGCGCTGGAGATACTTGAGGTTGATTTCCTTCCGGAGCGCATCTTCTTCCGACGCGATCGGATTCAATCCCAACAGGTTGCCCTCGGAATCGTATTGAGGCGCATATCCGAGTTCCTTGTAGAGTATCGGCGCAAGGATGTCATACTGCGCCTGCTGGCGCGTCAACTGCTGCTGTTGCATGCGAAGGATATTCGCCTGCTCCCTCTGTAATGCGCGTTCTTCCTCGCTCGGTTCAGGTGCTCTGCTGCCGCCGCCACCCATAAAGCCTCCTTCTAAACCACGTAAGTCTTTCGTCTTGGGAAATCGTCTCGGTTCCCGGAACCCGCTTTACCTGCGCGATCCACGGTTCCTTGTCGTTTTCCACGTAGAACAGATATTCGCTGATACCCATCCCCTGCATGATAGCCTCGTATAACTCGATCAGCCGGAAGGTAATCAAGGGGGATTCGGACTCCAGCGGTCCAGCGACCACTGCGCTTTGGTCGTCATGCGTTGACATGAACCCCACCACTTCGTCGCCGTTATAGGCGACGATGGTAGGCCATGACAAGGGTTGCGTGACGGTGTAGCGCCGCAGTATCGCGGCTAGGTCATCCGGTCTGGCGATGCGATAGGTCGTCATGTCTTGATGATGAAGTGTGTCACTTGGCTAGGCTGCATCACGTTCATGGCCGCATTGCCGCCCTTTGCCTGAACAGTGGTAGTCGAACTGAAAACGCTGCTGGTGCCGCCCCACTCAGCCGTATAGGGGCTGCTACTGGTATCGGCCTGATCGGGCGTTAGATACAGATCGTGGTTATGCGACAGCATTTCGGTGATGCTCATCGCATGACCTTCCTCGCCCAACTTCGTTCCCAAGGTACGGGCCGTCAGGGTATGGGTGATCGTGTGCGTTCCGCTCCCTGCTACCGCGGTCAGGTTGATTGCCGTTCCGTTCTGGGCGTTAGCAAGGGTCGTCGCAAACTTGATCGTGGTCGCGCTGTCGCGGATGATGTAGTAGGTCGTGGCAAGGGAAAGTCCTGTGGGCAGGGTCGTGGTCGTGGTAAGCACAACCGCCATGCCGGTGATCCACTTCGCATCGTTGCTTGCCACCGTGAAGGTGTCGTTGGCAACAGACACATTGGCGTCCGTAACGTCCTCGGTGAGCGTGCCAGTACCGGCACCGACAAGCGTGCGTCCGCGAAGGTCTGGCACGTTGAACGTAGTTGATCCGTCCCCCGATCCGAAATTGGTGCTGATAACCGCGAATAGTCGCGCATAGGTGGTGCGCGAATAAGCCGTACCATCGCACAAAAGCCAGCCAGACGGTGCCGTGGCGGCGCCATAGGACCAAATCACTCCGGTCGGGATAGGACTTCCCTGCCCAACTCCGACTTTCCTCTGCATGCGTCTCATTAGGCAGTGATCCGGTTTGCGTAACCTACGACGTTGATAGACTCGGATGCGCTGGCATAAGCCCGCACCACAAGCGTGTTGTTCATTGGTGTTCCCGGAAGTATCTGGTACAGGCCATCCTTCGCCGGCACCGTGAAGATCACGTTATCCGATCCGGATGTGCCGCCGAACTCGACGGTCAGCGTGACATCCGCAGTCGCGGTATTACATGCCCATGCCCACACTTCGTCCATGTCGGTAGTACCAGACACGGACGTATGGATGGTCGTTCCGGTGGCAGCCGTCGCGTTGATACGGATGGGCCGCCCATTGGTGGAGCCGGTCAGGATGTATTTGGTATATGTGGACATAGTGATTTCCTATGAAAATATCTCTGCGGCGAGAATCGTGTTCCCGTCATTCATGCCGGTTTCATACCAGTACGTCTGTCCCTTGATTTCGGCAATCGAGTAGCGCAGTCGCTCCAGTTCGCCTGCCAGCGTCGTCGCCTGCGATTCCGTTCCCTGTTCGCCGGGATCGGTCTGGGCCTGCATCTGGGCGGTAGATGTCGAATAATCGTCCAGTTGCGCCGGAACACCGTTATCGATGTGATTCTGGTGGTCGGTGTTATAAATGGATGCCGTCAGGATCAATCCATCCGCACGCGTGGTATGGGAATACAGGGCAGCCATTAGAGTTTCCTCGCCTTGACCGGAATGCGTTTATCGAAAGCCGCGGCCTTGGCGCCGCCGCGTATCAGGGCATCCGCATCAGCGGCAAACACGGCATCCATGTCCAAAGACATATCAGAAGCGCATCGCTGGCATAGCGGGGTCTGGTGCTTGGAGCCGTCCGACATCTCAATCTCCACGACGGCATATTCAGCCGTAGTCGCGGCTATCACGGGTTGGTACACAAAGGTCTGGTTTCCCTTCTTTTCGCTCCATTGCCCATGCTCCATTGGCACCATCGACCACAAGACGGCGCCACAACCTTTACAAAGGCACTTTTCCGTCACGCCGGAACGGTTCTTCACAAGGTAATCGAATACCTTGAGTTTCTGGCGGGCGCGATCGATTCTAGGCTTCAAGTCTTTCGTCTCCTACTGCGAAGTGTAGGAAAATTCTGGCAATTGAAAAGTCCTGACCATCCCCGCTATTGCGCCCGACGATGCTGATTCGGCGCCCGCCCCCGGTAATGCGGCGTTTCCTGTTGAGCACCTGATTACCGGAAAGACGGTCTGTTCCTAGCGTGAAGGAACCCAAGGCGGCCCCCGTGGCGCCCATGTTGAACTGGACCGTCTGGCTATATTCGCCGTCCCAATATACGTCCACCGACAGGTTCCAGTTCCCAACCGGCTCGGTAACGATTTCCAGAAACCGGCCGTTTTTACGCATTGTGGACAGGCGCGGGTCAATATAGGACAGGTCGGTGTGCGGCGTCTTGAACTGCCCGTTGTAGCCGGTGCCGGCGTTGCTGCGCGACTCCTGATCGATGCGCCACACGAATCCGTCTCCATCACCGATCATCAGTTCTTCCTTGCCGTTATTCTGCCGCGTCCACATGCTAAGGCATGCGTCACGCGGGCTGTAGGCAGTCCTGACAATGCCATTGACCGAGAAATCCATGATTAGACGCGCATCGAGTGTGCTGCTTCCCGCCTGCATGCAGGCTATATGCAGTTGTCGCTTCGTCTTGTAATAGCAGAATCGCCAGTCTTTCAGCGTGTTCATGTTGAGCGTGTCACGCATGAACTGCGAAATATTGTTGAAGTCGGAAAGGGATTGCGTGCCGACGTTTCCATATTCCTGCGTAGCGGATAACTGGCGGATGTCTCCATTACGGTCAAGGTACATCGCGTCGTTTTCCATTGCGGCGTAACAAGCCAGACCTGCGGCGCCAATCGCAGTCGATACGGGGAAGACTCGCCACGATGACGTGGACGTGGCGGACGTGTCGATGAAATAGATGCCGTTTGTCTTGGCAACGATGAGGCCGCCCTTGTATGAAAGGGCGCCCACCAGTTTCTCGCCTTGACCGGAGAATACCGAAATCGATCCGGAACCTGCCCCCGTGAAATCCTCATGATCCGTCAACGTGGAGTAGTACATCCGGTGCGGATCGCTGGAGTTTCCACCGCACCATAGGCGTGCTTCATGAACTGCCCCGAAAGTCGGATGACCTGTTCCAGTCCAGTCCGCCGCCGGGGTGGTCAGGTCGGATGTCGTCGCGGCATCCGCCGACAATACCTGCACGGCATTCTGTCCGGTGAAGATGAACAGTTTTCGGTTATTGGCCGCGGCTTCCTTGCCGGCCTCGCAAAAGGTCGGGAGCGTATTGGCGACGGTTAGGCCGCTTTTCAGGGTAACGGGGAAGGTCGCGGCGCCAGAATCCTTGAGTATGTCACCCGCGGATGTAACGACGATCATACGTTGTGTTGAGCCGTCGTGAATCCAGTCCCACCCGGCAATGACATCCGGCCCACCCGTTATTGCGGTGGAATTGTATTTCGTCGCGCCACCTTCCTTGCGGATGGTGCCAGACTCGTAGGTGATGCTGGTGGCATCAATGAGCGCAGTAATGGGAACCTGCGACTGGTTACGCGATCCGGATAGACCTGTCTGCCCTAGCGGAATCTCTGCGACTTGGAGCGTGCTTGCCATTATCCGATGATGATTCCGGATTCCGTCCGCAACGGTCCCCTTGCCCTGCCCAAGTTGGTCGGGCGCGGGCTGATCCTGCCAATGTCTCCAGCCTTGTTCATGCGGGAACGATTCTCGTTCGCCATTGCCTTGATGCCAGATTGCGCTTGCAGGAACATCTTGTCTGACTTGCTGTCGTCCTTGTCACACAACAGGAACCACGTTCCCATGTCGGACAGGACGTGCCGGTATTGCAGAGGAACGGCCGGTTCCTCAGATGCGTTATCCGTCAGGTCCGCCGGCTGGTACTGGTAGTCGTAGTCAACGCGGATCAGATCACCATCCGCTGATCCGTACTTGTTGAAGCGCACGGTCGTCTCGTTGACCATCCCAAAATACGTCGGCACCCCGGAGGTAATCAGGTGCTTCGGATACTGCATTTCCATTTCCCGCACGTCCATGTACTCGATCTTGTATTCGTTGTCCTGATAGGAGCGCATGGGGGAAATGATCTTGATGCAGTCAGAGGCAAGGCTGTAGTCCGTCTTCATGAGGCGGAAGGTCGCCGCGGTGTCGGTGTCGCCGGTATAGACGCTATCGAGTGTTGCCGTCGTGGCTGCCGCAGTGTGTGCGCTGATCTTGAACACATCCGCATGGTCATCGACCTTGAAGTAGTAGCCGGTCATGGATGCGGCGGGACCGCTCGAAAACTCGATTGACGTGGAGTTATTCGTGACCGACACGGTTCCGGTCGTGATGCGCGGCTGTAGGATGAGAGAGGCACTTGAACGCAGCCAGTGCCAGTCTTCATTAAGGTTGTTCAGGAACTCGTTGCCGCCCATCCAGAGCGACCGATATGCGCGATTCAGGTAGATGAGTGCCACCGACTCGAAATCGCTGGTGCCGTCCGTTGGCTCGCCGGCACGAAACAGCATGTCATCGAGTATTTCCGATGAATAGGTGAGATTTGCCATTAGCGTCTCCGAACCCGGTAGGTGGGTCGATAGGGAGAATATACGACAGCCGGAGCGACTGCCCCAACCGGACCACCGGCATACCCAAGATTGGCAACCAGAAGCAATAGCATCAGGTGGCACCCGTGTAGAACATGAGCGTAATATCGATGTCTGCTGCTGCGGTCACTGACGCATTAAGGGCAGTATTCCCCGGCAGCTTCCACGGTGGATTGAAGTTCAGCACATAACCACCACCATTTGCCGCCAGCGACCCACGCACGCGGGTCGTCCCGTCGCTGATCGACAGTTTCGGGGAAACGGTCGTTGCCGTATTGTTCGCCATGATGCACGTGATGTAGTTGCTAACCGACGCGCCGCCAGCCGTTACCAGCGCGGTCGTCCCGGAAGTCGTGACCGCTACCGTCTTCGGACCACGCGAGTCGGTTGCGGTGGATGGTTGGGTATTGATGCAGACGGCTTCCGTCGTCGCCAGATGTACGGTTCCGACCGTAGCCGTCCCGGCTCCAAGCACAACGCTTCCGATCGTTGCCGTGCCTGCGGGAAGCGCATTAATGGCGACTGTTCCAACGGTGGCAGTACCTGCCCCAAGTATCACTGATCCTATCGTTGCCGTACCTGCCGGCAGGGCGTTGACCGTGACTGTCCCGATGGTTGCCGTGCCGGCATTCAGAGCCACTGCCGCCGCGGCTTGCAAGGCAACGGTGCCAATGGTCGCGGTGCCTGCGCTGATCGTTATCGGTTGAGCGGATACAAACTTCACCGCTAATCCAGAAGTTGTGTCGGCAGGGATATCTCCGCCTGTTGCCGTTTTTAGAGCGAACCCCTGACCGGATGCGATATTGGCGTTGACCGTTCCGATAGTAGCGGTGCCAGCCTGTAACGTGGCGTTTACACTCTGGGCATTGACGAATTTGACGGCCAGACCGGAAGTCGTATCGGCCGGAATGTCGCCGCCAGTCGAAGTCTTCAAATATATGCCGGCGCCGCTCGATAGATTGACGTTGCCGATCGTAGCCGTGCCGGCGTTAAGTGCGACGGCTGCGGCAGCTTGCAAGGCGACGGTTCCGACCGTTGCGGTCCCGGCCTCGATGGTTATGGGTTGCGCCGAAACGAATTTTACGCCTAGTCCGGATGTGGTATCGGCAGGGATATTCCCGCCAGTGGCCGTCTTGAGGAAGAAGCCCGCGCCGGATGCCACGTTGACAGTTCCAACCGTCGCCGTACCACCGGCAAGGGCAACGGTTCCGAGTACGGTAAACACGGCTCCGGAACCCGGCGTTACTGGCAGGGGGTTGCCAGACCCTACGTCGCCCTCGCTGGTTCCGTCCGTGCCAAGGTGGACCTTGATCCGCTGGACTTGGACGGTCGCCAAATTGATGATGACTTCATCCGACGCGATGACATTGCCGGTCGTGGTGGGGATATTTAGTTGTGTGTTATCAGCCATTTCGCAGTCCTCTCACAACTATAGTCCAACACCCATCATTCCCAAACTGCCGACAGCCGGGGTCAGGTTTGCGCCGCCACCCCCTCCACCGGAAGGGCGAAGGGCGAACATTATCCCAGACCGGCCACCACTGGTTGAAACAACCTTGGCAGTGAACGATCCGGCAGTTGTCTGAGTACAAGAACCGACCGCGCAATTCATGAACCCGCTGCGCTGGTCTGTTCTCGTAGTCCACGCCCCGGTTGTTCCAGTGACGGTCGAGAATGTGAACGTATAGTCGCTGTTTCCGTTGTCCTGACCCTGACAGAACACAATATCGCAACCATCTGTTACCGGAGTCATGGACCCGGTACTTGGCAGGGTGGTCGTGGTGTTCGATGTGTTGCTGTTGAATGTAACCGGCGTTACATCCAGTGGTGTCGTGGTGTCGATGCTGCTGAACTCAAGGCAACACCCAATCGCGGTATTGCCAGATGTGGAGTCAAAGACAACGGATGTTTCTGTCCCATCGGCAACCTTGTATAGAATTTGGTGAACTTGGTTGTCTGTGGTGACTGTGGACCTGAACGCCTGAGTCCAGCCGGAGGGCGTTGTATTCAGGTCTGCTGCGTTGGCCGCGTCAGTAATAGCGTGAGCTATCAGAAAACTGTTCGCGCTAGGAGATATGGTAATCGTCAGCGGGTCGGCTGGAGTTGAATTTGTCCACGCCTGAACGAAAGTCATAGCTAACCCGGTATTCCGTCTATCGTTATATCAGTGCGGAAACTTGAAGCGGAATGATTCGTTATCCTCGCCTTGGCGCGATTGGCCGCGAGTTGGGCAATATCAGGACTCCAGATGTAACTAATACTGGCGGGCGACAACAGTACATCCGTGTACTTTGGTGGATTTGGCACGAACGGCGCTATGAACTGATCCCACCATTTCCAATTAACACCATTGTCGATGGACACCGCGATGGCGATGGTCACTCCCTCTGCGGGCCAGTTCTCCCGCGACATGATGAGATTAATCCCGTTGACGCCAACGGGAATCGCAACGTCAGGAGTCTCTGTCAGACCTGCCGGTATCAGCCGGTTCTTGAGCGATCCAAGGATTGGCACATTATATCTGCCCGACCTGTGAGCGAAGATCGCTGATCGCCTTACGCAGCTTCTCAAGCTGGCGCTGCGCGGTATCGATTTCGTTGCGAATCGACTTCAAGTCCTGAATGTGCTTTTCCATTTCGCCGGCCTGTTTCTGGCGGATCGATACAAGCGTGTCTTCCTCAATCGATTTCTTGCGCTCGTATTCATCCGACCACTCGGCGGCCTTGGCGTCGTACTTGGCGCGTAGGTCAGCAAGTTTCTTGTCCGTCTCGGCGGATGCCTCATCGTATTCCGCGGTCAAATCCTTCTTGGCGGCTTCCAATTCGGCAATCTCGGAAGACAAACGCTCTTTCTGCTTTGTCCAGTTGGCCGTCATGGTTTCGGCACGCTGGAGTTCCGTCAGCACGTCCTCCAGCAACTCGAAAGCCCGATAATGATTCTTCAACTTCTCCGCGATGTCGCGTGCTTGCTTGAGGTCCATTAGCGCATCCCTCCGCGAGAAATCAGCACGATATTGACCGACGTGCCGCCCGTGGCGCCAGACG